AAGAATAATAATTACATCAGGATTTAGATCAGAAAAATTATCAGAAGCTATTGGTTCGTCAGGAAAATCTCAACATTGTGCAAAAGATGGTTCTGCTGCTGTAGATTTTGAAATACCAGGTTTTGACAATAGACAGGTTGCTGCACATATTAAAAATAATTTTCTTTATGACCAGCTCATTAGCGAATACTATGAAGATGGCATTCCTGATAGTGGTTGGATTCATGTTAGTTTTAAAAAAGATGGAACTAATAGAAAAGAATCTTTAACTAAAAATAAAGGCGAAGGTTACAAAGTATGGCAATAGACAAAGCTAAAAGTACAATAAGTGCAAAATCATACAAAAATTCTTAGGCGTAGTTCTCTTATTGAACTGGGGTGATGGTGGGCAAAAAGAAAACTTGGAACAAATCAAAAACAACAATTAAATGTGGTGAGTGCCATATTTGCAATAAACCTTTAATGAGTAATGAGGGTGGTTGGATTGTTAACGCTGAAAAGAAATACTTTTGCGAAGCTCACAAAAAAGATATTAAAAGTTGCTTTGATAAATACTTAGAGAAAAAAATTATTCCACTTACAGATTGGTAATTAATAATAGGTGGTAATCAAGGGAGATACTGCTTACAGCATTTAATTACCACCAACTATTAACTAGCCCAAAACTTTTTAGCGTCTTCTAAATAGTCAGGGTCTAAATCATTTCTCCAAAAGAAATGAGTAAAATCAGGTTGAATAAAGTCTTTAACTACTTTAGGATCACTACTGATTTTCATAAGATTTTGTCTAACTTTACATTTTTGAATAAACGAATCAAACCTAGACATCATGCTTTCAGGTTGTAAAGTTTCGCAATTATCCTTATGAAATACTTTAAAGGTATCTTCATTAATATAACAAACATAAACAGGTAGCTTGGTAGCATAATAATAAAAATCAACTTGAGTCTGATTGTATTCAGGTATGCTCTCAGGTAGCTTAGTTGTTAGCCAAGACCTTGTTCCGTCTTTCTTTGGTCTGCCTTTTCTTGGGAACTTACATTTATCCTCAATAACTACATCACCTTTAAAATCACAATAGCCATGAACAGGAATATTAATTCCGTCAAACCATTTAAAGGCTTCTATCTCAGGCTTACACTTTTCATAACCTGGAATAGTTTTGTGAGCTTCATGTCCGTTAAATATCATTCTTTCCACTATGCTAGAGAAATAATTAAAATCTCCTACCTCTTTAGCATGAGGAATTAATGTATTTAATTTATGTCTAACTGGTGTGAACATCATATTCATTCAAGAAATCTTCGTATCTTCTTCCGTAAGACTCTACTATTTTTCTTGCTCTAAATTCGCCACATTCATTTTTAGCTTTTTCATATTTTTGTATTTGCTGAAATGTTACGTTAGCTACTTTACCTACTTGTGATTGTGTTTTTCCGTTTCTTATTCTTTCTAATCTTAATGCTTTACCAAGTTTTTGATAAAACAATTCTTTCTTTTCGTTAAAGTTTACTTGTACTAATTGTTCTTCGTTTACCATTTGCTTCCTTTCATTTTGAGACAAAGATAGATTACTCCCTATTGCAACTTATCAATGTATGACAAGATTTAAGTGCTAACTTTATCTTGTCTTTGTTTTAGATTCATTATCTTTTCTGAAACTTGTGGCAGTTTATGTTTATATGAAAGAAATAATCTTTTATATTTATACATTTTTTCCACCATCTTCTGTTGTTTCATTTCTAGATTTTGGATCTGTTTTGGTTCTGTCATCATTATGTATATCGCTGATCGGTTTAATTTTCGCATTGAGAAACCTTTGACCTGCGATAGTACATTTGGCAGTTTCACTTGGCGATTTTTGATTATGAGCTTTTTCAGTTGCTTCTTCAACTGTAGCTCCGTCAAAAATTTGTTTAAATTCTACGTTCATTTCTATTAGTGTTGTTTTTTCTACTTTAATCATAATAGCTTTCTTCAAGTTTTTTCTTATCAATTTTGTATTTACTAATTAGTTTCATAGACAAACCAAACTTACCTTTTTCTCTACATTTTTTCAATATAGATAATAATTGAAAAGTTTTTTTAGTTTTTAAGCTCAATGTTTCTCCTATATCCATTTATCTTTTTAACCTCATTTCTTTTAGCAAGTTTATTTATTAAAACTGTGATTGAATTTTTTGACCTGTAATTCAATCCATCTGCCATTTCTTGAAAAGTTGGACAATACTTGTTCTTTTTGACATACTTTTTAATAAAGTTCAAGAGGTTTAGCATTACTGGTGTCATGGGTATTTTATTATTCATCTTCTGTTTCCTTTATTTTAAGCATACGATTTAATTCGTTATAGCCATTGACATCATCATAAGTATCTTTTTTATACATAGGGTTTGTTATGCTTCTCCAAATTTTAAGAAATTGCATAAAGCAACCAAATATATTGTTAGGAACTCTTACTTTATGACCATTGTGTGCAGCTAAAATACTTTCTAATATTCCTTTCATAGCAAAAGAGGTTTCATCAAAACTACCATATTGTGCTTGTTTACTTTTTAATAATTGTTCTAATTCTTTAGTTAATTTGCTCATAGTTTCTACGTTATTTGACATCATTTCCTTTTTTATCTTTACAGTAATAAAGAAAAACTTTGTTTCCTTTATATCTAATTGTGCTTTCCTTAGTGCTTAAAACAGCAACTTTTTTAATAGCTTCATTACAAAGCACCTTTGGTGCAGTAACTGAAATTGTGGCTTCAGCTACCGAACCATTAACTAAGTGCATTATAATAACTATTACGTTCATTAAAATGGTGCTTGATCTTTAGACTCAGGTTTAACACCAGGTTCATTTGCATAACCTGATATATTTGGTTTGTCTGATTTATCATTTAACCAACCGATAAGAGCTTTTTTGCCACCTATCTCTACGTTAGTCATGTCACCTGTAAACTTGCCATCATCTCCCTTAAACAGAACTCCTGTCTGAGTAAATAATCTAACAAATTTTGTGTTACCATCTTTAGACGTTCCTTTAGAAGCTAAGATAGTTCCTTTCTTTCCATTATTTAATTGTATGTTACCTGAGAAATCTATTTTTACAGACATCTCATGGGTAGCGTCATAGGGAAATAATACCCAATCTTTTGGTTTACCAACTTTTTGCATTCGTTCCTCCGTTTGTTTTTATGTTTTTTTGCTTTTCTTCAAATGACTTTTTAACTGTGTCATTTTCTTGTTCCCAATCTGAATAAAGAGCATTTAACTTTGTTTCAGTTGTTTGCTTGTTTATTTTATCTTTGATTGAAACTTGTGTTTTGCTTTGTCCTTGACTTAGTAAAGCAACTGTTAGCTCATCTGCTGAAGCATATTCTGAACCATGTAGTCCAAATCCTGCTAGACATCTTCCTAAACTAGAACTGGCACAGTTTTCTACTGCACTTGTTTTGTTTATAAATGATGAGTTTCTAAATTCTTCAGCATGACCTGAAGCATAAGGTTGGTCTGCTATGTAAAGAGTGGTTTTAATTATAACTCTTTCAGCATCATGGAAAAGTAACGCTTCATCTATTTTAGATTCAGGAAAATATTTCTTTAAATGCCTGTGTCTCTCTGCAACAGTTGAATATGATTTACCTTTAATGCTTACAGTAGGAACAGTTTTTAACTGTTTAATACATTCAGCATATCTTTCTTTAAAACTTCCTTTAGATGTTTCTTCCCTACTTACTTGTTTTGTCTTCTTTGTTTGTTCTGACATTTTTTTCCTTTTCTTTTGTTACTAATATTGCTTTTGTTGGAGCTTCTTCTAACTCTTTTATTTTAGCTACCATTTCCATTACTTTATTTTTTAACTTCTTATTTTCAAATTGCAAATTACTTACTTGATTTTGTAACTTACCATTTATTAATTTATGCTGCTGATTGATTTTCATAGCATGGTCGTAATCTGACATTATTTTTTTCCCTCCATTACTTCTTTTATTGTTAGCTTGTTTACTATTATATCTTGAACAGCTTGACCAACAATGCCACCAAAAACCATTTTCATATTTGGTGGTAGTTTTTTTCTTTGTTCAGGTGTTAAGACGTTGTAATCGTAATACCATTGACATAACAATTTATTGATTTGACTTGGACTAAGGTGTGACTTGTTTCCCCATTCTTTCCCTATTTTTTTAAGCATATTTAGAATCCTTATAGAATAATACAAGCTGTGTCAATAGTATATACATTAAGTTTTTAAATCAGCTATTGGGTACAGTTCTTTAATATCTACTTTGTAAGCTGGTGGTCTGTTAATGTGTCCAAAATTAGTCAGACGTTGTGGCATATCACTTATAAACGGAAACCATCCAATTAAACTAAATTCAAAATTTCCCTCATCAATAACAAGGACATATCTAGCTTTTTTTTCTCCAGGTCTTATTAATAAAAAATTATAATCTTTTCTTTTTTGCGATCTTATCTCAATGCCTTT